AAAAGTGCCTTTAGTAATTGTTAAGTCGCCTGTACTTGCACCTGTGAATGAACCTGTACCTACAACAAACTCATCAGCACTTTCATCAAAACCTATAAAGATATTATCTGAACTACCTCTTTCACCAACGATACCTACATCACCTGATGGTGTACCAGTGGTACCAGTTGATAACTCTATAAGTTTATCTTCTATAACTGAATTAGTTGTTGATAGTGTTGTTGTAGAACCATTAACAGTCAAGTTACCTGTAACTGTTAGATTACCACCTATTGTTGGGTTATCTACTAAACCTACTGTGACTGTACCTGAACTTTCTGCGATTGTTGTTTCATTTGCTGTTGCGGCAAAAGTTAATGTGCCACCTAATGATACAGCAGTTGTATTAGAACCATCTGAAACTGTGATTGATGAATTACTTAATTTTGAATTACCTATACTACCTGCAAGTTTAGACGCAGCAATAGAACCTGCCAACATAGTGTTTGTAACTGAACCTGTATCACCTGTAGTGACAATTGTACCTGTGACATTAGGTATTGTAATTGTTCTATCTGCTGTTGGGTCTGTTACTGTTAGTGTTGTTTCAAAACTATCTGCTGTACTGCCTTCAAATATAAAACTACCAGTTGTGGTTGTATCACCTGTAATTGCAGGTGTTGTTAATGCAGGACTTGTTAATGTTTTATTTGTAAGTGTTTTAGATGTACCAGAGAATAAAGTATCTAATTGTGCAAGTGTAACTCTGCCTTCAGTACCACCATCAGAGGCAAGTAATAAATCAGTTGTTGCTAATGTCGCACTTGTTTTATCAGTTGCACCATCAATATTAACGATTGCTTCTACATTACCAAACTCTAATGCACTAGCACCTGAATTAACTTTTAATACTTGACCTGCACTACCTATTGATAATGAAGCACCAAGACCACCATGTGTTAAACCAACAGTATCTCCTGATTGAAATTCAGCAAGACCTGTGGCAACGCCACTATCATTAAAGACCGCTCTGACTGGTTTTTTATCTGCCATATCTTATATTTAGAATTGGAAAAGGGTAGGGTCAGCGTCTGCTAACGCATTACCATTTGCCAATGTAAAAGTTTTTGTTCCTGTAAAAACAAACTTTTCATCAATAACTGCATTGAACTCAAAGTCTGTGTTTTTTGTTGATAATCCGCCTGCGGCACTAAAGAAAGGTACCACTCTTGCAACCTGACCAGCTGCACCAGATGAACCTGTTGATACAACAGCTAATTCATTTGAACCTGCTTTTGAACCTGCAGGTAATGTTGCACCAGTTGCTGCAATAGATATTGAACCTGTGCCATCTGAACTAATTGTTGCACCTGCAAGATCAATTGTATCACCTGATAAAAATAAATCATTAAATCTTTTAGAAGAACTACCTAAATTTCTGGTGCCATTTCCATCTGGTATTATATCTTGATCTACTGCTGATAAATCACTTGCGACTTCACCAAAGTCAAACTTATCAGTTGATGAATTATATTTTAATGCAAAACCATTTTGTTTAGCACTATCGTCAACATCATCTAATTTTCTTAAATTAACTTCACCACCGCCACCTATTGTTGACATTTGTTGTGTGACTATATCTTTAAATTTTTGAAACTCTTTTTTAACTTCATCTAAAGAACCTAATTCAGGTTGTTCTTTTAATGATTTATTTTTACTTAATTCTTTTGATGTTAATTCTATGATTGAGGTTTCATCTACTTTTTTCTTTTTAGATTTTTTCTTTTTCTTTTCTGGTGTTTGACCAGGTGTTACCTCTTTTGTATGATCTGCATAATCTTTACCAATCTCATAACTTTCTTCTTTTTCTAATTTAACAATTGGTGTTTTTGTTTCTTTTGCTAGTTGAGATAGTTGAGATAGTAAACCTTCTTTTTCTTCTTTAGATACTTTTGTTTTTTCTTTTTTATTTTCAGGTTCTACAAGTAATTGTTTTTTTACAGGTTTTTTAATTACTTTTAATTTTGTATTTTTTGCAACCTGTGATAGTTCTGCCATCATATTAGCAAAAGAACTATCTTGATTTAGTTTCTCTACTTTTTCTTGTTTCTTTTTATCTTCTTCAAGTTTTGCCTTGGCTAATTCTCCTAGCAAAGAACCTAAATCAGATGAAACATCAACACTATTTTTACTCATAATTACCTTGTAACATTTGGCCTTACTATGACCGTGCCTTGTATAGGTCTTGTCACGGTGCTGTCAGAGGTTTTTGTTATTTCTAAATCATAAACATATCTACCTTCTTCTAACGCTGCTGTTTGTGTTGAAGTTAAACTTAAAGTTATTTTACCTGTAGATGTAGTGGAATCTATCGCTGTTGTAAAGGATGTAGATGATGAAGAAGAATAAGACTTTCTTATCTGTGCTGCTGCCGTATGACCTGCTAGATCAAGAATATTATCGTTTTGATATACTGTTATAACTGTACTAAATGTTGCACCTTGATCCATTGTCAAATTTGCAATGGCGGCCACATTTGGGGCAGTCGTGACTGTGGTTGTTGGCATACTGAAATCTCCTGTTCATACTATTTATGTATTTTTTACAGTTATCTAGCCACTCTACCTTTAAACCATGAAGGCAACCCTACATGAGGTCTTCCATCGTATATGTTATCTTCTGCACCTTTTGTTTTTGCATTATTATAATGTAAGAAAACTTGACCACAATCTTCACCTTCAAATGCTTCACGCCAATGTTCACATAAATTACCTTTATAAACTAACATATCACCAGGTTTTAAGTTAACTTTTTTACCTTCAGTCATGTCTGATTTATAACCGTTATCAGTCAAACCACCTTTTGATGGATCATTTTCAATATAAATTGGCCATGGGTCGCCACCTAGATTTACAGTTGTTGATATTTCACAAGAATATCTGTCTTTATGTCTATGTAATACATCACCTTTTTTATAGATACGAGCATAAGAATATGTTGGTATTAATTTCATACCTGTATGTTTTTCCATGACAGGTTGTGTCTTTAGTAATAAAGTATCCATTGCAATATCACTATAGTGTGAATATGTTTCTGGTACTTGTTGATCATTCCATATACCCCATTCTTCAGTAAAGGGTGAGATAAATCTAGTATCAAACATTGTTCTTGCTACTTGTCTTTTCATTAGAAAATAATTATAGACAAACTCTGCTATCTTAGGTTCTACTGCTTTTTTGATTACAATGTAATTGTTTTTATCAAATTCTGTTTTCATTTTTTACTCCTTCAACAATCATATTTCGAACAGCTTGTATATTAAAATGTATAAATCTAAAATCTTCATAACCATCATGCATGGTATATTGATGTGGCATATAAGAATTAAATAATATTAAACTACCTGGTTTAGGTATATAATGTATTTGATCATTTGCATATGATAATTTTCTTTTGTCTTTTTGTTTTAATCCTGTCATTAATGCACCTGGTCTAGGATCATGAAAAACAGGTAATGATGTAGTAGGTGAACATTTAAGATAATAAAAACCAGATATGTGATTATCGCCATGAATATGTGTATTATGATGACCACCACCATTCTTACTAAATTCTTGTACCCAACATTCAGTAAAAAACATTGTATAATTAGACATATCAAATCCTTGAGCGTCTAATATATTCCATGCTGTATTACCACAATATTCTACAAACTCACTTAAATCAGGATCTTTTTCAATAGGTCCTGAATGATAAGACATACCATGATCTTTTACAGCGTTATAATGTTTTGTGCCTAACTCTTTTTTTCTTTCTAATTGTTTAGGCTTTTCTCTTTTATATGCTTCTTTTATATGTTTGTCACACGCTTTATCAATCTTTGAAACCCATTCAGGTTTTTCAATTGAATAAACAGGACAAGAAAAATAATTTGATATTTGTAATTGATTACTCATATCATTTGTTAATACTGCCATAATTTATCTCCAAGGTTGACCTAGATTCCATATAACCAATGAATATCTAGTTCCTTTTGTTACTGGTGCAACTCTATGCCACACAAAACTTGGAAACACAATTATAGAACCACGAGGTCTAATTTCTGTACATTCGTGTATTGCTTTCTTTTTATCTTGTTCCCAATCTTTTTGATTTCTCATATCAAATTCTAAATTACCACCTACATAATCTTCAGGTTCTGATAACGATATTGTAACTGATAACTTTCTTATTTTACCATGTGAATTAATATCATCAGGTTTATTGTAAGGTTTATCCCATGAATCACAATGCCAACCATAATATTGACCTACACCATATCTTGTAAACTGACAAGATTCTGACCAATCCCAATCAAAATTCCAACCTGCTTTTGTGTTTGCCTCTCTTATATAAGGATGTATTTCTTTATACAACCATGCATCATTCATCCAAACGATATCAGATTTTCTTTTTACATGAAGTTTTTTAAGTGCTGATTTTTTGAAAGTGCCGTCTTTTTTGACATTAGTCTCATTTTTTTCTGCACCACCTGTGACAGCTATTTCAGGTTTGTGTCTTCTTCCATATTCAATTATTTCATCACACATACGAGGGGTTAATGCTGATTGAAAATAATAATAATAATTACTTAAATTCATTTTATATTCACCTTTTTAATATATAGTAGTCTTAAAAAAGACTAATTATTGAAACTTATATCTTATAATAACAACACCTGAACCACCAGCTGCACCGGCACCACCTGTAGCACTACCACCACTAGCGCCGTTTCCTCTATTTGTAGTTCCTGCTGTTCCGGCACC